TGCTAACATATTGTCGCAGACATTAACAAAGACTTGAAACTTTTCTTCTCGGGTGAGAGTATCTGCATCATTGCATCTTGACATGATGCGGAGCATGTATGCCTTGGAAGTGATCACGGTGTGTTCCCTTGATTACCTCTGTATTATAGGGCATCCTGGTGCCCTGACAACGGATGGTAGACGGTTCATCGTTAGACCACCGACACCGCTGCCTCACCCTTCTCAAAAACCACATCAACAACTGCCTGAACCTTTCGTGCCGTGCTGATACCTACCTTATCATAGACAGGCACACAAACCAGTCCAAATGTCTTCTGAGACCCACCCAGACGGATTACACGCCCGATTGATTGACTGATACCAATATAATCCATACTACGCATGAACAACACTGCCTCAAGTCCACTGACGTTGATACCTTCGGACAGAATAGAGTGGTGAAGAACCACGAACTTCTTAGAAGAATCTTTACCCCAGGCATTTAAAGTATCAAAGAATACCTCACGATTAACTTTCTGTCCATCAATAATACCACCAGTCTTGGCAGTAATATACATCCAAGAATATCCACGCTCATTTAACTCTTTACAAAAGTCAGATTCTGAAATCAACCGAACAATCTGCTTTGTAGAACGAGCACAAATGAGAATCTTATCCAAAGAATTATCATCAATGGTAGTCAATAGATTCTCAGAATCACGGTCAGGAATCATACGCTTGTCCTGTACCATATCCAGTTGCTTGACAACAACCTTAGGAGGAAGAATGTAACCACCATCAACCAGTTCAGGAGCACCAACCTGACAGATTACATTACCATAAACTTCCGTATCATTCATCCCAGGCTTGAATACAGAAATAGAGTGCTTAGGAGTAGCAGTGAAGAAATAGCAGCGATCAGCATCAGAAGCAAAATACTCCGTGGAATAAAAGAAATTACGCTGGACAGAGTTATGTGCTTCATCAAAATAAATGGTATTAACTTCAATATCTGCCTCCATAACACGATGGAGAGAGTGATAGGTGGTAAAAATAATCAAGTTTTCACCAGCAGTACGAGCACAATTAGCAAATAATGAAATCTTTTCAGGATTGGTTGTACTGAAGTGGTGCGTTTCACCACTGTGAACGTGCATAACATGAGTATAAGAACCATCAATAAGTTCCATAAACTCACTACAGAGTTGTTCTGCCAGAAGAATACGTGGAGCAACAACAACCGTTGTGGAACCATTATCAATGTGTTTCTGGTTCTCTATAATATCTGTAATCATACAGATAGTCTTACCACCACCAGTGGGGATGATAACCTGTCCTTTGTCATGTGCCGACATGGCATTCACGGCACGTTCCTGATGGGGACGAAGAGTAACGGTCACAGATGTCTGATGAATATGAACATATTATTCCATAAAAAAACCACCCCGTCAAGGAGTGGTGGACACCTTAAACATTGTCACAATCAATCATCATAAATTCTACATTCATCGGCATCAGGTTCTACTTCACAAAAGAGTTCAAGTGCCGTGGGATCATGATGATCACCGGCATCAATTTCTTCTTTATGATTCTCTACATAAACCTCAAGTTCATGTAGTTCTCCTTCAATATGACGACGTTGTTGAGGTGATGTTGTTGGATCTTCAAGGATTTTTTTATCAACCTCAATATGCTTTTCTACGCTTTCCATAATAGTTTTGAAAGTTATGTGATATTTATTAGTATCTTGATGGAAAGTTGATTACATCATCTTTATAAGGTGTTGAAAATGTAATTTTATCATCAAAATCAGGGGTTTTGTGTCCTTTTAGAAGAGAAAGGAGATCTTTTGCCTGTTTAGAACAAGCATCATGATACTCTAAGTCTCTTTCTACACAATTCACTATGGTTGCATAGATTTCTTCTGGTGTTGCCTCTGAATTGAGAGCATCACTAATCCAATCATTCAAACTAGACAATGAATAATTCTTGTATTCAAGCTCTGATTTGTTCAATGTGTTCCTCCATAGTTTTTGATTGCCTGCTCTAGGATACTCTCGATGTCTTTACTTGTCAAGTCATTCAACCAGTTCCATTCGGGATCATTTCTATCCCATTCCAAACTAAATGAACCATCATCATTTTGATGAATAGAAAGTGAATCAGTCATCATTACAAAGTTTCCTAGTTTTTTTCAACTCTTTTAGTTCTCCCTTTATCATTTGGTAGGCATCTTCTGATGATAGTTTATTAGCTACTTCCATAGCGGCAATAATCTCTACTCTCGTACCAAAATGTTGTAGTGCCTTTTCAAAATCGTTTAGTTCGTCGTACATGAGTCCTTACATTCTTCATTCAGTATATCTATTCGTTCTTCTAATGAGTTCATTACTTTACGCATATCTCGCATCATAAGCATTTGCTCATTCTCAAGATCTTCTACACGATATTGTAGTTTTTCTACAAGAGCATATAGTGTACCATATTTTTCCATATTTTGTTCCGTATTATCATTATTTGAAAAGAACCATCTGATAATTTTTTTTAATTTTTTAGTTTTCATCCTTCATCATCCTTTCTTTTTGGTAACTGTTGCTCCATTGGAGTTAATCCAATATTTCTTACGGTTTCTTGCTGTTTCATAAACAATTTAATCCAACATCTTGCCATATCCTTTAATACATCAATATCATTACACTCTTCAATCTGTCTCGATAGTTTCTCGTATTCAAATAACTTAGCAGTGCTTTGTAATACTACTTCATTTGGATCAAATTGATTCATTAGTTTTCCTCCTTTATAAAACAAATAGAATTAAACTTTCCTTTGTATCCTTTAATGGATATCTTTGTATGTGCAGTATGAACTTCTGTTTTCTCTACTATGTATTCTTGTCCTCTCTCTAATACATCATCGGGATTATCATTATTTCCCCATTTTACTTGTTCTCTACAGCAACCAATATATTTTACCTTGTCGCCGTCATGAATTCTTGGAATGTTCATATTATTTTCTGAGTGTCTTTAGATATGATAATACATTTTCACGAATCCACATGAGTTCATTATAACATTTTTGATTATGAGCACATTGACGAAGTGCAGAATCGGGTTTATGAACAGATTCAATGAAGATATCTAATCCCCGATTCCATTTAACCTCACTTGGTTCTTTGTCTTCGATTCCGTTTTGATCCTTCATTTTTAATACCCTTTTTAATAAAGTTCAGTGCCGAATCATAAGTGCGGGCTTGATGGACAACACTTCCATTATGTATAATGGTAAACTTTTTACCACATGGAACTGCTGCCCACATACCATCATTTGTTACATAACCCAAAGGATTACCCGGTTCAGCATCGAGTAATCCTGGTTGTGGAATATGAGGTTTTAGAAACTTATTAGAACTTTGCATTTACACTTACTACTGTGGCATTAGGATTTCTTGCCAGTGCTACCTTCTTTGCATCATCATAATTTGCGGCATGAACAGTCTCGTAGAAAGTACGACCCGCAACATAGAGTTTGACTTCACAGAGCATGGGATTGTCCCTTGATTACCTCTGTATTATAGCGCATCACAGACCGGTATCTGGATATGATGGACACTTTAAAAACTGGATTTTTATACATACCTTTGGTATGGTTGATAAAGAAGCTCTGTCTTAGAGACTTAAAGACACCTCATCCATCAACCCTAACAAAGGTATTCTACTCATATTCTGATACTTTGTCAAGTATTAGTTAGACAAATTGAAACTGTTCATTAGCAGCTTCACTGCCTAGTTCATCACTTCCAAATACTGAACCGCCAGAATCAACTATAACATTGGGAGCACTAATTCCAGAGGATCTAATAAATCTAAATCCAGCATTACCTCCATCAGCTCCATCACCTGTTTTATTGCCACCTCCAGAGGCATCACCAGTTGTACCACCTTGACCATTTGATCCTAGATCACCACCATCTCCACCATTTCCACCTTGAGCAGATGACTGAGAACCACCATTTCCACCTTCACCTTTGGAATTATCACTACCATTTTCACCGTCTGAACCATCCTCACCATCAGAAGAACCACCACGACCTCCAGTTGAGTTAGGAAAACCTGCTCCACCGCCACCGCCGCCTCCGCCGCCTTTATCACCACCTTCATCTCCTTTGGCACCACCACCGCCGCCGCCTCCGCCGCCACCGGCAGCAATGATTCCATCTTTTCTCACTCTGATAGTACTGACATAAGATTTTAGTGAAATAGCACTAGAACCATCTTTTCCCCTATTACCATCTTCTGTGTTATCACCACCACTTCCACCATCTCCTCCACTACCATAAATTTTTCCATTCGGACTTACTTCAATATGTATTTCCGTACCATCAGGCCATTCTCCAGTCCTTAATGCACAATTTCTCCGATTACCTTTTGGAGAACCTAGTTTTTTATTTACATAAAGTATGATTTTGCTTCCGCCAGTCGCAGTTTTGTCTGGTTTTTTATTCGGAAGGTCATGTAGAAAACCACCAATAGCTTTTGTTCTTGGTCTTTCATACTTTTCGTTATATGCATGTAATCCAGGTGTTACAGGATCCTCTACATTTGCATATGCAAGAACGATATTTAATTTTGCATCATAAAAATCACTAAACTTGATAGATCCAGTAGAACCGCGCCTCGGTATGTGTGCCTCATCTGTGAAAAAATTGTGATCAAGAGTAAAGTTTCTACCTGCATCAGTACCGGTTCGTCCCGTAACTTCTTGATTTACATCTCTATATGCACCAAATGAAACAGAACCGTTTCCATATCCTCTAGACCTTCCACTATCACCAAATTCTGCTCTTATTTGTGATGCTCTTATTTCTCCACTAGATTGTAGTGCCATTTGTTTAACTACTGGTTACGGTTTCCCAGGCAGAGCCTGTATAGACTTGAAGTTTATTATCTGTAATGTTATAAATCACGGCACCGGTCACAGTTCCTCCAATGCCATTTCTGTCGGTTGTTGATACTTTAGGTGGTAAGAAGTATCTATGAGTTGTTATGCCTGCTATACCGGCATCTGCAAAGTCAGCGGCACATCTCAGTGTGGTGGTTCCAATACCAACACCAGCAAAAATTGCATGTTTTTCTGGAGCACTTAATCCAACATTAAATTCATATTCAACAGATGTTGATATTCCCACTCGCCCATTATCAGTAACATAAAATCTATCTTCACCAGATGAATTAATGGATAATTTATGATCAACATTTGAATGTAAAGTATTAGAACCTATGGTAAGATTATTTGCAGATACCGTAGAACTTGTTGATACTCTATTAAATGTAGAAATGCCACTGGTTATATTTACATTTCCAATCAACAGTGCTTCTGATACATCTAAAATTAAATTATTAGAAGTATCTTTAACATCACCCCTAAATGTGGCGGTTAATACCGTGCCTTCGGAGAAAGTTAGATTGCTGTCGAAGTGAGCATTACCCGTAAAAGTAGATGGTCCAACAACATGTAAAGAATGTGTTGGATTTGTTTTACCGATTCCTAAATTACCATCATATGTTAATGACATGATGGGATTATTAAACTTTCCTCTGTTCCAATGAAATCCACCTGTTCCGGCAGCAGATACTGTTCCGGCATCTAAGAAAAAGTTGACACTGCCAGTATCAAAGTTTATAATATCTAGAGATTTTTCATCACTAAAATCGTTATATCCGGATCCATCAGAACCATGACGAATCATTCCGCTGCTATTACCACCACCAACACTATTACCAAGACCAATAGATGATGTTGCAGTATCAGAAATAACTTCTAATGTCGCATTACCAGATGCTTTTCTAATCTGTAAATCAGTTGATGGTGATGATGTTTGAATACCAATAGAATTAAATGATCCTATACCAGATGAGACAACTGTTGCGGCAGTAATAATACCCGAAGTATTAGCACTGAAACTGTTGGATAGTGTGGATGCTAGGGCAACATTGCCTTCTCCATTAAATGATACGGCAGATGCCTCTAAATCTCCAGTAATACTAAAGTTTTTTGCCGTTGTAAGAGATGTTGCCGAACCTGTAAGTGTTCCAACAAAAGAAGTTGCTGTTACTACCCCTGTAGAATAAATGTCTGATGCCGTTACAATTCCAAGTGTGGATACACCGGCAACTTGTAAACTGGATGCGGTAATAAATCCGACCGTAGATACACCGGAAACTTGTAAACTAGATGCGGTAATGAATCCAACTGTTGTTACACCGGTTACTTCAAAATCTTTAGTGGTTGTTAGTCCCGTTACACCTAAAGTTGCTATTGTTGATACGCCGGTTACTTCAAAATCTTTGGTGGTTGATAATCCGGTGACAACTAATGTTGCCGTGGTTGAAATACCACTAATCTTTAAGTTTCCACTAGCAGTTATATTTCCCTCTGTAACACCAAATCCTGAGATTGTGGGGTCTCCGCCAACTTGAAGTTCAAAGGCAGTTGAAGTTGTATTAACACCTAAATTACTTGTTGTTGTAAGACCAGTCGCACCGACAATAAATCCATCAGTTGCAATGGCAACAACTGCTTGATCACCAAAATTTCCGGCAGAACCAGTAAAGGTTGAGGCACTGATCGTCCCGGTACTTCCATTTATAGTAATACTTCCTACGGTTACAATTCCACTTACACTTGCATCTGTCGCAGTAAGATGTCCAACAACCTTGGCATTTCCTCTAACATCAAGAACTTCACCAGGAAGAGTTGTTCCTATTCCGACCAGTCCGTTGGGATTTACAACAAAATTATCATTATCAACCTGTACACCACTTTTAAAATTAAATGACTTAATATAATTTGCCATTATACTTTTTTAGTTATTTAGTCTTTCTTCTAAAGAGTCAACCTTATCACTGAGTTCCTTGATTGCCTCAATTA